TTACTTTCTTTTGCTGCTCCAAAATTTCTCACTCCTTATCTTTTTCATCTTCTTGCCCATCTCTGCTTTTAGATCCGGGGTCCATCTTTCTTTCATAAGCTGCCGCATGTGATCTCTGGCTTCCTCACTGCGGGGAGTGAAGGTCTTCTCCGGAGGAACGTAGTGTGTAGTCTTGATGCGTCCGTCCTTAAAATGAAATTCAAGAAGATCCTTGTCCTTAACATAGATGGCTTCCATCTGATTTTTGAATTGCTCCTCGTCGTATTCCGGGAGCTCCATCATTTCTGCGATGAGCGGCTTCAAAACATCTTCGCGCAGCCCGACGGTAATGCATCCATTGCTGTGCTCGGCGCAGCGCCAGTAGTGCATCTTCTGTTTTGCAGGATTGGAAGCAGGCTGCGTGCAGCGGCGAAAATTGCAGCCGCAGGCAGAGCATTTGATTCGCCCGGAGAGGGCGGTCACACCTTTGGCTCTGGGGCTGTTCCGGCGCTTCCGTGAAGTCTCTGCCCGATACTCTGCGGTCCAGCAATCCTGATGGCCGGTATTCGGGCATGGCTTTGTCACGATCGTTCCGTCTTTCAGATAAAACGTAAGGACATACCGCTTTGGAACATCGATGTGGTCGACCTTCTCCAGAAAGACATTCTCATCAAATTCGGGAAGACCCAGCACTTCCGCGCAGACTTTCTTCAGATTCTTGTGATTGATTGTGCCGCCGACAGGGCATCCATTGCCTTTCTTCTTTTTCTTATAGCTGCCACAGACCCAGAATTCCTGATAATGTCCGTTCTTCGTTCTGTGCTCATGCATATAGCTATATCCGCAGTAAGGGCACTTGATCTTGCCGGTGAAGCAGCAGGTGTTCAGACTCTTATTCGCCAGAGGCCCGAGTTCTCTGCGTCGTTCCATTTCATCCTGCACGTATTTCCATGTGTCATAATCAATGATCGCTTCGTGGGTATTCTCTACGAAATATTGTGGAAGCTCGCCGCGGTTCTTCCTGCGATGCTTGTTGATGGGATCCGAGACGAATTCCTTCTGGAAGAGCATGTTTCCGGTGTAGGTGACGTTTTCCAGCACCTTTCGAATGTTGGAATCCTCCCAGCGGCAACCTTGGCGGGTAGTAATGCCTTCCGCGGCAAATTCCCGCTCGGTTTCCAGCCGCGACTTCCCATCCAGAAAGTTCTGGAAGATTCTCTTTACGACGGCTGCTTCCTCCGGGACGATGACTATTTCGTCACCTTCCCAGCGATAGCCGTAGACGTTCATGTGGCCGTTGGCGTAGGGAAGGCCGGACTGCATTCGTTTGCGGATTCCCCATTTTACATTGTTGCTGATGCTGACGCTTTCTTCCTGTGCGAAGGAAGCAAGGAGCGTGAGCATCACCTCGCCGTCGCCGGAGAGTGAATTGATGTTTTCCTTTTCGAAGCGGACTTCAATGCCGAGCTCCTTTAAGTGCCGGACTGTATTCAGAAGGTCTACGGTGTTCCGGGCGAATCGGCTGATGCTCTTTGTGAGGATGATATCGATTTTCCCATCTTCGCAGTCGGCGAGCATGCGCTGAAACTCAGGCCTTTTTTCCATGCCTGTTCCAGAAATCCCTTCGTCCGCGTATACACCAACATACTCCCATTCCGGATTATCCTGAATCCGTTTACTGTAGCTGCTGATCTGTGCGGACAGGGAATGATGGAGCCTTTCGGTTTCCATAGAAACTCTGGCATAAGCGGCGACTTTCTTACGCGTAGGTAAGCTCGGTATCGTAGGTTCAATCTTTGTGATCTTTGCCATAAAATCACTCCTTTCCGTCACTATACATCCCTCTGGGGGCCCGTATTATCAAGCTTTCTCGGGACATAAACCGCCGAAAATCGGCTGGTATTTCTCCTTCATTTTTGTATCAATTATGGCGAATTGTTCTTCCGTGATGAGGTGTTCTTTAAGCATCGACCGGAACATTTCCATGCTGGCCGTGTAGTGCTTTTCCCGCTCAAACTGATCTTCATTCATGGCCATCACCCCCAAATCGGTCAGCAATATAACAGGCGTGCGAGCAGTATTTGCGGTGGCGGTTGCCATAGGCAGTGAACGTCTTACCACAGTGGGTACAGGTGAAGGTGTAGATTGCGGAGGGTCTCCGGTGAATTGCTTCCGGGTGTTTGTTCCACCATTCCTGACAGCATTTGCCGGAGCAGAACTTTATCGTTTTGATGCCGGGCTTCTGATGGATCGGCTTGCCGCAATTCTTGCAGAAGATAGCGTCAGGAACTGCCGCAGCTGGATCAGCGATTTTTCCATCCAGACCGTTTCTGTGGCAATAGGAAACAACCTGATTCTTGGTAAGGCCAAGAGCAGTAGCGATTTTTTGATAGCCGAGCCCCTGCACGCGAAGTTTTGATATTTCTTTTTTCTGTTCGGGTGTCATTATGATCCCCACCTCCTACTATTCTTTGGAGATGAGATCCTCGGATTGACGACAAACCAGATAAATTCCGTTTCACCAATGATCTCTTCTCATTGGTAAACAGAAAAAAGAGGGGAAAATTGAGGGTGGTCGATGTAAAAAACGGACAACAAGGCGTTGGAATAAAATGATTGAAGGACATGAATCAGACTGGTAGGATCAAATGAGAAGATGACAAATCAGAATTGACCTATGTGAAAAGGGAGGCGGAGTAGTTGGATCTATCAAAGGCAAAGCTGCCGAAAATATATAAAAGGAATGGACGGGATTGCTATCTCGATCCGATAAGAAAGCGGCTCATATACATTACCCCGGAAGAAACAGTTCGACAGAAGGTGATTTCATATCTTCTTGATGTTTTGGAAGTACCTGCGGGGATGGTGCAGGTTGAGGAGCATCTTTCCCATTATGGACTGAAATCCAGGGACAGAGCAGATATCGTAGTGCTTGGAAAAAACAAGGACAATGACGCTTTCCCTCTGACGGTCATTGAATGTAAAGCGGAGAATGTTCCGCTGGATGAGAAGGCGATGAAGCAGGTACTTGATTACAGTGACGCCTTGGGCAGTATCTATACCTTGCTGATCAATGGTGACCGTGAGTTCTGCTATAAATACGATGAGACTAAAAAGCAGTATGTTCAGATAGAGGAATTGCCGAAATATGCCGATATGCTGACTGGCGATTGTGTTCCTGTCGAGCAGGAGGCAGTACCGGAGCGGATTCCATTTGAGAAACTTGAAGAAGAACTGCGCAGTGCCTTCGCTGAAGATGAGGACGGTTATTATACGGGTATCAGCAAGTATACACCGATGGAACTGGCACTTCCGGTTTTTAACCTCTGGGAAGGGCTGCTTGATGTAAGGGTAAAAATGCCGACTGGGAAATATGGCATGTTTGAACTGCTGGAGGACTACGGTGTTAGGATGCTGACTTATGGCAATGCCTCAGGAGGACAGTACTATGGTCCTTATCGTTCATTCCTCGTCAGCATAGACGGCAACACGGAGATCTTTTCAATCGGAATCACCACCAATTATCCGCGGACCATTATCTGCGTGGCGCACGATGATGAAAAGACTTCCCACCATGCCCTTCAGATGTCAGTAGATGAGGATGCTGTGGCAGCGGGCAAAACGGTCAAATTCTATCACAACGGCAGGATCGCAATAGGCCGTATCGGCAGCGGAAAGAAATCAGAACTGCGGGAAATGGTCAGCAGACGGTATCCGAAGATATTAACAGAGGGCAAATACTATCTGGGCAGTATCACAGCCGATCATCTTCTCCGACTGGATGAGCCGGATGTTATCGACTTGGTGGTAAATCTTATCTCATATTCCATTGTGCGGGATGAGTTCAGAGAGAGCGTGAAAGCCAGAAAGTAGATATGAGGTGTCTATGGATAAGAAATTTAATCCCGTTGACACGGCTTTCCTTGTGGAATCGAACCGCATCATCCGGGAAGTAAGGATATTGAAGTTTGGTGGCGGATTTTACACCATCCGCTTTGCCGATAGTGACGGCGGCATAAAGGTCAAGGAGCATCGACTTTTTTCTACCAAAGAGGAGGCGGAGGAGAGTCTGCCGAGGAAGAAAACAGCGCGGTCGAACTGGCCGTGAAATCGGCAGTTTGAAGGGCTCTTTTGCTAGAGAAAGAGCTCGATAACTTCCAGTTTGTAGAGAAAAAAATAAGGCCAGAGGATAGCTCATAAGAGTCGTCCTCTGGCCATTTCTTACTTTACGCGGATTTTCCATCCAACCTGGATCAGGTTCACATTTCGGATCAGCGTAGGATTGAGTTTCTGAATTGCACCGACGGATGTACCATACTTCCTTGCAATAGCAGAGAGGGTGTCACCAGAGCGCACAGTGTAATAAGTTACCTGCGGCTGGCTATGGGCTCCCATCAGCTCATTGACTCTTGCCTGAACTGCGTCATAGCTGTATCCGGCAGCAGCAAGACGGTTCTTCCTGTCGTCTCCGTTTCCCCAGGAACCGCTCAGAACTTCATGCGCGATTTCATCCACGCTCTTTCTTGCCGGCGCTGGTGCCGGAGTGGGAGCAGGAGCCTGCTGCTTTGCAAACCCGTTGAATCCACCAGTCTTAATAGTGGACGGATAGTCGATGTAGGAAATATCCATATCGACATTTCCGCTGATACCGTTTACTGAGCCGGTGGAAGAATACTGCCAGATCCCGTAAGCCCTGCAATAGGTACATTTGGAAGCATACTGAGCGACCCAATGTGTGAATGGCGTGAGCTTGGAATCATCCAGTCTCTCGCGGAAACCGGAATCGGTGGAGCTGTAAATCCCTGCAAAATATCCAGCCGCTTCCAGTGCTCGGCAGAATGCAATCGTAGCTTCCGTAGCGCCTGCCTTGGCAGAAGGAGCAGTGGCTTCCAGATCAATAAAGACAGGATATTCGAGCTGCTTTCCCTTGAGCTGTGCAAGGAAGCGTTCTGCATCTGCCTTTCCGTCTGCTGCGGAAGTGCAGCCAGGCCCGACAAAATAATACGCTCCGACAGCGACGCCGTTAGCCTTCGCATTTCTGTAGTTTTCTTCCCATCTGGGATCTGTGTAGAATCCGTCATCCGATCCGCCAGACTTGATAATGGCGAACTGAATACCGGCTGCTTTGACTCTTGTCCAGTCAATGGCTCCCTGCCAGTGGCTGACGTCAATACCTCTGAACTCACTCATGTTCTTACCTCCTTAAGATTTGTGACAATAAGAAAGGCTCCCTGGGTTTTGAAGCCCAAAGAGCCGGAAGCGCTCCTTTGACGGAAGGAGCAGCCGAGATATGAGGATCACCTCCTCTCACTGATTCGTTTTGGTCAGCTGCTTGCAGATCTGGTTTACACCGGTTGCTGCAAGACCGGATACGATGCCGACTGCGAGGGCGTTGATGATATCCTTGGCTGGGAAGTCCGGCATGAGATACAGCCCGGCGATTCCGAGCACGGCACCGACGCAACCGCAGATCACCGGGATCAGCTCATCCTTCACGGAGCCAGCCGCCTTGCAGCCGATACCGACGAGATAGGCGATCACCGTGATTGCTGCCACACTAGCGATTCCAAAGTCCATAGCTACTTCACCTCCTTCTTCTTGTCTGCCGTAAGCGGCAGTTCCAGACACTTTTTGTACAGGGACTCCCCGGTGCCATTGCCGCCGAGCGCCTTGTATGGCTTGTACAGGTACTCAAGGTTGCTCCGGTCCTCCGGAGAACACCATCCCCGGGCAATAAAAAAGCTGCAGGTCTGATAAATACGGTCATGCAGCAGCGCCATCATTCCTTCTTTGATCTCGTCGTTCTCCTGTTTCCTTCGAAGCAGCGCCCGCCAGAGCCATGTGATGATGGCGATGATCAGGGCAAAGAGCTCCTGAATCCAGTATTTCAAGATAAAGTCAACCAATGGAATCACCTCCCTTAATCTTCGACATACACCATGAGATACTTGTACTTGAGAGTCGCCTGATTGTATGCCATCAGGGTCGTCTCATCATTGGCCACACCGGCTGCAAACTTGAAATGTCCGATCTGGTCCGCATCCGGATAGGTCGTCGTTCCGTTGTCTCCGTTATCCACGATGCACTTACCAGTCGTTGCGTAGAACCGGAACCCATTATAGGTGTCCATGTCAGTTGACAGTGTTCCATCGGAAAGCTGCACCTCAACAACTTTCAGACGGATATCCGGATCGCTCTTGCCGATGGAAGCCTTGCTGAGATGCACGGCACTGTTTGCCTTGTAGGTGACGAATCCATTTCCATCATCCACATCAAGGGCAAGTTTGGTTACCGCAGCGACATCCTTGATGTGATCGAAGGAAGGCTTTGTGACCTCCGTAACATCTCCGCTGGATCCTCCTGAGCCAGAGGTCGGCAGAGTCAGCACCTGCTTGGTACCTGCGGAAGATCGGATCGTAAGCTGTCCATCACTCAGCTCAAATGTGTAGGTGGTATCCGTAAAGACTGCTCCTTCCGGTACATCCGTTTTCACGGAATGTCCTCCGAGAGCATCTGTGTTTGCCTTTATGGCGGCCTTCACTTTGGAATCATCGTAGACGGTATCGGTAAAGGCAGCATCCTTCGGAACGTCACTTTCTACGGTGTGACCATTCACCCTAACGGAATTATCGACGACTCCGTCCCCATCCGCGTCAAACTTTGATAGCGCATCTTCCGCTGTGATCAGCTGGTTCACCGTCTCGCATAGCCGCTTTATCACTTTGCTTTTCCCTGTATAGTTTATCGCCATCTTATGCCTCCTTCAGATCTGTAAGGGTATACGTCACCTTCATCGAAGTGGCGGATGTTTTTGTGACCGGAGACGAAAGATTGCAGATCGTTCCGATATACGATGACGGAATGGACTTTCTCGGATAGGAATTATAGTGAAAGCTGAACAGGTGCGGGCTTTCATATCCGTAATCCGGTATCGCCCATGTATTCTTTTTGATATAGGCTCCGTCCGGGTAGATCAGCAAACCGTTGCTTGTAATGACGCCGCCGTTATACATGGGGTAGAGTCCGCCGACTTCGTACTGCTTGAACTGGTTTAAAAGAACAATGTTTACCGGATTCGCCATCTCGACTTTATAGACGCTTCGGTTGTCATATCCCCTTACATAGTAGAATCCTCTCGACACGACAGCATCGTTTTTTGCTGTCACGGATGAGAGCTCTATCGTCTGCTCATCGCCCTCCTGCGTGAAGCTGAAATCGCTGATCTTATATTTCCTTACAAAAAGAAGGGCGTTGCCGGAGGAATTCTCCATGCCGTAGGTATAGTAATTCTCATATTCGCTGCCGTTCCAGCGTGAACTCTCCCTCCGGTTCATACGGATCAGGTACAGATATCCGTCCTGCCCGTTTGAGATGATCCAGTTGTCCCAGTTATCCGTGCCGGATAGATTAACAACCTTCTCATCAGGCCCCCAGTAAGGGTCGGATACCAGGAGTTTCCAGTCAGGCACTTTCTGACGGATGATATTCCCATAGCGGTCCGCCTTGTATAAAAAGCCCTTATCCTCATCGAAAGCCAAGCCGTATTCATAGTCCGTCGTGTTTCCTGATTCTCCAGCGTATAGCTTCAGGGGATCTTCTCCGGCAGTGTCTCTGGTAAGAGCCAGGGAAGCGATTGTTCCGTTTGCCTGTGAAGTAGAAAAATCCCAGACAGATACATACCCGATGTCCGTCCTCTTTGTCTCCAGAGCGTTGATGCTTCCCCGCATGGGATCGTCTGTGTTTACAGCTCTCGAGGCATGCCCGATCAGATGGGCGTCCATAGGAAAATGCACATTCTCCGCATTCTCCTCGAGCTTCCCGTCAAAAAGAAAAAGGCCTCCGAGACCTCTTTTGCACACTGGAAGCATTAAATCTGATAAATTAGCGCCACAGGAGACGGCATGTCCCATCGCATAGGTCAGGGCGTTTGTCACCATGTTGTCCTGCTCGATCCGCTCGGTAAAACCGCTGTTGTGGTTATGCAGCTCTATACACACATGTCCTTTCATTGCTGTATCCTTCCTCCGTATATATTTATTGCGTAAAGCGCCGAGTCATTTTCCAGCACAGCCCTTACCATCAGCTGATTCGATTTCTGCAGGGCGTTCTCCGGGATCTCACGAATATCCGATTCCGTCATGGCAGCGTTTTCCTTCCATTCATTCTCAGCGTAGCCCATCCAGGTGGAGCCATTATCGAATGAGATATAGAAAATGGCGTTTTTCGAATCTGCGATAAGGTGCGCCGCCCCGGAGACAGCGCAGGTCGTTACCGAAAGGCTGGTCTTAAGCGTTGTAGAGCCGGACCCGATCCAGCCGTTATCCTTCACCTCGCAGGACGTAGTCACTTTGTCAGCATTGGCCCACGGCGCAAAAACCATGACGTCTGCGACAGGCTCAACCGATTCTCCAAAGCCGCTGAGAATGTTGGCAACATTGATCCCGGATACACCGTCTGTGACAAGGCACGGTGTATCATGAAGAAGGCGGACGTCTGCCGCATCCGAAAACTGGTTCATGATCCGGCTGATAAAGAGTCGATCAATCACATCCTCCGCCGTGATCTCGCCGTCCCATTCGCCGTTGCCTGCCAGTCCCATGCCACTGACGACTCCGAGAACTCCGTATTTCTCAATCAAAAGGGAGCCGCCTGTTACAGACAGGACGACATTCCATGTATGAATTGCCGCCTCCACGGCTTCGAGCTCATACCGAAGGCGCAGGATATGCTCACCATCCTGGAATGTTTCCACGGGATGTCTGGTACTGATCTCATCGCCATTTAAATAATAAGTAGCTTTTACAATGGCGTCTCCTTCCGTGATATTTCCAGTATCCTTATTCTCCGTCATATCAACTGACAGCAGGATTTCCATATCAAAGGAAATATGCGTTGTTTTCTGGACGGCGAACTTAACGAACATGACGGAGCTTTCTTTGCCGTCAGCGATCTGTACCGTCTCGGTGTTCTGGTAGAGCACATAGTGCATGTCGTTATCCGTCTGCGATGAAAGAAGGCCGGCGATCGTCTTATCGGATTTGCTTTTTGCAGATGCAAGGGAAGGATCCTGCCCCACGCCCTGGATTTCATAGGAGCTGTTGTACTTGAACGTATACTTTGTGATGCAGAACAGTTTATCCGCATCGCCGATCCCTCCGGGAAAGGAAAGTACATCTCCAAGGTCATAGGCAGGATTTCCGATCATCGTGACTTTGAAAGGCACATAGTCGATCTGCTGAAGTGCTGTAAGGATGGCGCGCCGCTGTTTCTCAAGACTATCTGCTACTCCGTACTGGAGGAAGGGATTGCTGCCGAGGTTAAATGTGAGTCCGTTATCCTTGTCCATTCCGTAATAGCTGGTGGTCTTGTCGCTTAGATTCACACAGGAGACGCCGGTATATCTTGTTTCAAAATCAGAAAAGGAACAGCCGCTGAACCGATGGCTTTCATCGATCACATCCACGACAGTCTTATTGTAGGCACAGAACTTTATCCCTCCGGCTCTGTCACAGGTCACAAAACAGCCGACAGCTGACGACAACCAGGAAAGATAATCACGCCATGTCTCGATGTCATTTTCTGAGTAAAGGGAAAGAGTCTCTCCTCCGTTTGCGAAGGATGCGAATTCGTCTTCCGTAGTCGTCAGAGGCACTTTGCAGCTTTCGCATGCCATTTTTGCCAGATCATACGGCTTTCCGGCGGTTGTTCCTAACGAACAGGTCTTATCAAAAAGTGAAAGGTTGTCATAGGCTTTCAGCACGATGCCGGACTGGGTCCACTGAGCTTCCGAAATATTAAACACACCGAGAGGAATGTACTCATATGTGCCGCCCGAGAGCTTTAACCCGAAGAATGGCGTGATCTTTTCACCTTTCAGGGAATAACGCTTAAGGTCTATGTTCATAAGAGTAATGTCCATCTGCCCGATATAGACCTGACCGATGGAGATCATCGTGTCGTCGGAGCACTGGCTTGTGATCTGACAGGAACCGGCGAGAATGTTCTCGTCGCTGAAGAAAACATCGCCGATGCTTCCTTTTATGGAAAAATGCTGTACCGGCTGCTTCATGGCAGCTTTGTATTTTTCACTGACAGCGTACATGAAGCGCCTCCTTCCTTAGAATTCAAGAAGATCAAAGCTAACTGTATAAAGCCCATTCGTTCCGGGCAGCTTCTCGCTGTTTTTCTCCGGGCCGCTCTTAAAGTTTCTGATCCGCATGGTGCGTGTCTTATAACCCCTGGATTTCAGATCATAGAGCTTCACAGCGATGCTGTCCTTGTCACGGAAGGCGGCAAAGACAGCCGCCCATCTGTCAGAGCACTGGAAAGAGGCAGAAACGGACAGCTTGTCGTATCTTGTCACGATGATCTGATCCGTTCCCGCCTCGGTGGTGTTTTTGCTTTCTATGACTTCGTAGCTCTCGTCCCATTTCACAGGCCAGAAGAGCTTCGTGTCATCAAAGTAGATTGGAAAATCCTTCTTTAACATCATCTGCCTCCTGACCGGAAGTTTGCCCGCTGTGTGGCTTTTACCACAAGCTCATCAATCCGTTCCTGTCCGATATAGACCGGGATCACAATCGTCTGGGCGCCGCCTCCGCCGGCAGCAAGGACGGCGTTCGTGACAAGCGACGAGAGCCGCTCAGTCCCGACGATTGCTTCCTCGCCGGCTTCACCTCCGCCGAGGAGACTTCCTCCGGCAGCTCCAAAGATTGTCGGGTTCTGTAAGATGTAAGGCTCGTTCATTGCCTTTTTATACCAGCTGACCGAAAGGTGCGGAACAGAAGGCGGCTTGATGGAGAGCTTGCCGCTGATGGAAAAATGCGGAAGCTTGATCTTCGGCAGCTGCAGATGGCACCCGGCAAAGAAGTTTTTAATTCGCTCAAGGCCTCCGCTTACTACGGACTTTGCCTTATCCATAGCACCTGAAAAGGCGTCCCGGATTCCGGCGGTTTTTTCCTTCGCCTTGGAAAGGGCGTCACCCAGTTTCCCTCCGGTCACCTTGTCAATGATGTCAAAGCCTGTTTTCCAGATCGCCTTGTAAGCTTCCATTGCAGTACCGATGACACCCTTGATGCCGCCTCCGTGCTGCGCGACGCTTGTCTTTATCGCACTCCATGCAGTGGACGTGTTGGTCTTTACATTATCCCAGGCATTTGAGATATGGGACTTTATCCCGTTAAAAACGGTAGAAGCACCCGTCTTCATGCCGTTCCAGACGGCAGACACGCCTGACTTTATACCGTTCCACGCTGTGGTTGTCACAGTCTTTACACCGTTCCATAGCCCGGTGAAGAAGTTTCCGAGGGATGTTCCGACGGCCTTTACGCCGTTGCAGACGCCTTCCCAGACGCCCTTGAACCAGTTGGAGATCGCTCCCCAGTTCTTGATGATAGCGATCACAGCCACAACTGCCGCGACTACGGCGGCGATGATCCCGATCATCGGGAGAAGTCCCACGGAGCTGAATGCTGTCATGGCACCGGAGAGTCCTCCGAGGTGCGTCATGACTTTTCCAATGCCTGATGTGATCGTGCCGATGGAGCTTGTCACCTTGCCGATTCCGACAAGGACAGGTCCTACTGCGGCGGCAACAAGGGCCGCTTTTACGATGAACTGCTGCATCGGTGCAGGCAGCTTTTCCCAGAATCCCGCGAACTGCTTTAAGGCGGCGGCTGCCTGCTGAAGCATCGGTGCAAGGACAGCAGAGAGTGAGTTTCCGATCTCGGCTCCGGTGACCTTCAGCTGATTTAAGGTAGTCTGGAACTTGTCAATGGGGTCTAAGGTATCATCAAATGTCTTAGATACATTCCCGGAAAAAGAACCCATGTCAGACGAGAAGCCGTCAAGGGAGAGCTTCCCGGTCTGCATGGCGTTGTAGATCGCAGCTCCGGCCTTCGAGCCGAACAGGTCGTAGGCCGCCTGCAGCTTCTCGGTATCGCTCTTGTTCGAGTGCATGGTATCCGAGAAACCTTTCAGAGCCTGATCGAGGGTCTGTCCATCCCCGGCGGCCTCCTTCATGGCTTTCTTCATGCCTGCCATCGCAACGCCTACGTCAAGGCCGGACATCTCCACGTTACCAAGGAACTGTGCGGACTGCGTGGCGTTAAGCCCCATAGACTGGAGCTGTGCCGCGTTCTGCGAGAGGTCCTGTGCAAGCGTATCCATCGAAAGTCCTGTGGACTGTCCGACGGAATTTAGGACATCGAGCATCCCGCCCGCCTGAGAAGCATCCATGCCGAACGCATTAAGGACGGAAGAGACGTTATCGATGGAAGTCGATACGTCCGTGTTATTCAGGGACGCGAACTCTACGAACTGCTGAGAGAGTTCTTTTAACTTATCTCCTGTAAGACCGAACCTTGTGTTCACCTCGCCGATAGCGGAACCCGCCGTGGCAAAGTCGGTAGGTATGGATGTCGCGATATCGTTCGCGGCGTCCTGCATTTCCTTTAATGCCTTGCCGCTTGCTCCTGTTTTCTGGGTCACAATATCGGCTCCCTCGTCCACTTCCTTAAAAGCGGCAAGGGAAGCAGCGCCAACAGCCGCGATAGGAGCGGTGACATGGGTAGAAAGTGAAGTGCCTACTCCTGTGATCTTGTCACCGACATCCTTCATTTTCTGTCCGGCCTGCTGAAGCTGAACGCCAGCAACGGAACCGACATCCTTGAACTCAGATTTCAGCTTCTCAAGAGACTGCTTGGTGTTTTCAATCTCGCGGGTCAGGGCTTCCTGCTGCTTGATGGTTTCTTCAGTCTGCGGTCCTTGCTGAAGCTGCTTTAAGGCGTCTTGCTCCTGCTTTAACTTCTCCTTCGTGTCGGAGATCGCCTGGGAGAGATATTTCTGCTTCTGGACCAGGAGATCGGCGTTACCTGGATCAAGCTTTAATAGCTTGTTCACATCCCGGAGCTGATCCTGCGTCTCTCGGATGGACTTGTTTACATTCTTTAAGGCATCAGACAGCTTCGTGGTGTCGCCGCCGATTTCTACTGTGATTCCTTTAATGCGGTCAGCCATCGCTGTCCTCCTTCCTTTTTACCAGTTATCCATATCCTCCTGCGTTGCTACCTCGCAGTAGTCGCCGTTCTCATCGTTATAGGATTCCGAGAGTACGTCAAAGACCATGCCTTCCTCGATCACGGAAAGCTCCGGGAGGGTAAAGCCCAACTGCTTACAGCGGAGTAGATAGACCGCTGTGTTTACCTCCCGGTCAGTTGGGCGTCCTCTTTTTTTGGCTCAGTGGCAGCGACGCGGTTTCCAAGGTAGACTGCTACGAAGGAATCAAGCCCCTCGATCAGGCTCATCCCGTCAAAGCCCGCCGCCCAGTGGATGAAGTCATCGAGAGAAAGCTGTGATGTAGGAGTGCCTTCTGCCTGCGCGTGCATGATGTAGGCGAGCTTCGCGCCGACAAGCGTATCAAGGTTTGCGCTGGAGAGGTTGTTCATCGTGACCATCAGATCCTCATGGAAGACCATCCGGTAGAGAATAGCGGTCGCTCCGTTTGCTTCAAAAGAGAACGGCTTCTTGGTGCCGTCCTCCAGAGTCATTTCTATTTCTTTTCTCATCGCTTACCTCTTACTTTCCTGATGTTGAAGTGCCGGTGGATGTACTGCTAGTGGTACTTCCGCTTGTTGCCTTCTTAGCCGGAAGGTGGACGGAGTCATACCAGCCGTTATAGGTGGCATCATCCGTCTCAGAAGAGGTGTCAGCCTTTACGATGTTGGCATCGAGATCCTTGTTGTAGATCGAGGATGCGTCAATCGTGAGACTTTCGGTCTTGACTGAAACCTTATCCTCTTTGGTCTGTGCTTCGATATCCGGGCGGCTTGCCGTACAGTTATAGAGCACGTGGCGGATGGCCTTGGCATCGCCTACAAACTCAAAGAGCAGGGCGAAGGGAACCGGCTGTGCGTCCGCGTTCTCCACGAATACACCGTTCGCGTCCTTGATTTCGCCAAGGACAGCGGTCTTGAAATCCTCCGGGACAAGGGCTGTCTCCAGATCGCCGTTATAGCCGGTGTTGGAGCTTGTCACGTAGTACTTGATGTCGTCCGCGTAGAACGGCTCCTGGCTGCCCTGCGCCGAGAACTTGATCGACACGGCTCCGGGCCATGCCACAGGCTTGCCGTAGCTGATCGTCCCGTCTTCCGCTGTAGAAAGCAGGGCGTAGTGGACGTTTTTCAGGCCGTACCTCACCTTGTTTCTGTTACCCATTCATAAGCCTCCTTATGGTGTGATCTGATAAAGTACTTCAAAGAATCTCTCGGATTCGATCCAGGTCTCGGACTTGAGATAGTAGATTCCGTGCCTGGTAAAGATGTTCTCAATCCTCTGTTCAAGTTCCGGATCCTTTTTGTTTGTATAAAGTTCAACATTGATCTCCGGGAAAGCGGCATAGGAAATATTGTCCGCTCCGAAAATCTCCGATGATGGACTTAAGAAAATAAGAAATGGCGGTTCCGGTGACTCGCCCTCAGCAAAGTGGTCATATGCGAGAGGAAGATTCGCTTCCTCAAGCATCGTTACCAGCTCATCGTAGGTCATGAACCTCCTCCTTTCTCCAGAGCATCCGTAATCTCATCCTCTAGTTCCTTTACTCCGTCTGCTTCGGCAGGAGCGATGTGCGGGATGGCTGCGACTCTGCCGCCGCCGCGCTTGGCATGGCCGTGCTCCAGAAGGTGAGTCAGTTGATAACGTCCGGCATGAACCGTCATCACAAGCTTCTCGGCGTTCTCATCCGTCTTTGTCACTTTCCACGACTTCTTGTATTTCCCGGTTCTTACGGGAGCCTTGCCCTGGATCTCCTTTTTTACATCCTTTGCCGTTTTCTCCACAGCCTCCTTCATGGCATCTGTGGAAAGATCGCGGTATTCCTCAAGACCTTCCATGATGACGTCAGAGAGCTGCTCCGGCTTAATCTTTTCATTCATTTTCGCATCCTTTCACAGTGGAATTTCAGACACTTCCGGTGGTTTCCCATCGGATTTACATAGAGGATGTTGTAGGAGTTATTTTCTGCCACAATCCTCCATCCGTCCGATGTGACAGAATCAAGCACCTTGTTCCAGCGGACTGTAAAGTCGATGGTTTCCTTCGGCGTGGTAACGCCTGCCTCGGTGACTTCATTTCCGGAGCCGGACGCCGTCGCCCAGCAGGAAAAGAAATCCTTGTAAGCATTCGTATGGTTGCCGTACTTGTCCGTTACCACAGACAGCTTCTGGAAAGTGATCCGGAGATTCAGATCCGCAATTCGCATCAGAATTTCTCCTCTCTGATCCCAAACAAAAGAGCACGGAGGGTGAGGACGAGACCCTTATGGTCCGCCTCCTCCCTGTGCTCGTAGAGATACGCTATGGTATAAAGCTCCGCCGCCAGCACCACAGGCTTTGAGGTCTCTGATACTTCAGCGTCTGGAGTCATCCTGCCGACATCCCGGACGAGGGAGTCAGCGGTCTTTATGAGACCTTCAATCAGCGCGTCCTCATCGGGACTGTCCACCCTTAAGTACTGCTTTACCTCATCCCTTGTCAGCATGACTTATCACCTCCTTGCATCACGCTTTTGCCGCTGTCCCGCCTGCCTTCATGATCTGGACTGCCTCCGGGAGTACCAGAACTCCGTCCACGCGCTCCTTTGCGACATAGCCGATCATGCCGTTTCCCGCGAAAAGCTCTCTAAGCTGCTGGAGGGAACGGGTGCCTCTGTCTCCGATGTTGTAGTATGAGAAGTCGCCGAATGCCATCACAGGCTTTCCTGCCTCAAGAGTCGGGGCATATGCGGAGGTGTGGATTGAATATCCGCAGAGCCTGTCTGGCTCTCCTGCCTGATAGGACGGCTGCCAGATGTAGGCTCCGTTGTTGTCCTTAAGCTTTCTGATCTCGGAAAGCGTCTGGTCGTTCATGATAAACGACGCGTTCTGGCGGTACGGTCTTTTCAGCTTGTAGATAAGAGAGAGCACATCATCGCTTGCTATTTTTGTGGCAGAAAGGGTAATGCCGGTCTGCCCGCCTTTGGTCTCATGGAACAGTCCGGTAGGCTTGCCGGAGCCGTCGCCGTTTAAGAAGGCGTCCTCCTCGGCATTAGCGAGAGCTTTTCCAAACTGGTCGGTGATGTAGTTCTCAAGATTGAAGGCGCTGTCGTAGAGCAGTTCCTCGGTCACCTTGATCGCCACATGAAGCTTGTGCGCGTCCAGGATGATCTGGGAGAAAGTGGCATCAGAGAACTGAAGCGCTCCGCCTTCCTCGATCCATGCAGCCGCGGGCTTGGTGGCTGCGATGTTGATCTTGTGCTCCCCGGCGGTCGTGATCGTGGTGTCAAGTGTACGCATGATGTTGTTCTCAGTAAGAGAATCGATGAGACGGCTGTCCCACTCAGCAGGAACGAGATAACCTCCGTCTGCGTCAGAGCCTTCCTGCAGGATATCCGATACCTGATGGAATCCGGTTCTCATGGCAGAAACCATCGCCTGCGCATAAGCGTGAGAAGCGCGTCCCTTTTTCTCCGGTTCGTCCTTTACCCCGGCGCCCGGCTTTCCAGTGAGAGGAGCGGTAGTCGGCTTTCTCATCTGCTCCTCAATAGCCGCCTGACGGTTCAGACGGTCGATCTCCCTTGTATAGTCGGTGATCTCCTTTTCCATGCGGTCGTAGGTCTCGCCGTCCTCGGCTGAGAGCAGGCCGTTTTCATTTCTGTGAGAGTCGAGGAATGCCTTAGCTGCTTCCCATGCTTTCGCTCTCTTGTTCATAAGATCCTGTACTGTCATGATGTTATCCTCCTTAAATGAACTGTTTCATGAGATCGAGTCTCTTTTCGAGATCGTCGATCCTGTGTAAGTGAGTAGTATCCTGAGCCTTTGGAGCAGCAGGGTGGTTCCTTGCGTAGTCGCAGAGCTTCTTATTGATCGCTGCTGCCACCTGGTAGCGGGAGAAAAGCATGCCGGAAGGCTGCTCTTCATTCTCCTCTGACGACTCGTCCGGTTTCTCATCGCCCTCGGATGGCTCATCCTCTTCGTCAGGCTCAGGTACTGTTTTGGTACCGTAGAGTTCGTCGCGCTCGATCATGCCGTCTGCAAAGTGAAGCTCCACAGCCTTGCCCGCATCCATCCAGGTCTCCTCATCCATGAGTTTCGAGAGCTTGTTTCTCGAAAGACCGGTCTTTGCCTGATAGGCATTGATGATGGAATCCTTCACCTCGGAGAGCATCTGGATGGCTTTCTGCATTTCTGCCGTGTCACCCATCGCAACAGTGCTCGGGTTATGGATCATGATCATCGAGACAGGAGAGACGAGAATCGTATCGCCTGCCATCGCGATCACAGATGCTGCCGATGCGGCCAGACCGTCTACTTTCACCGTGACCTTTCCCTTGTAGTCACGGAGCATGTTGTAGATCTGTGCTGCCGCGAAGCAGTCGCCTCCGGGGCTGTTCACCCAGACCGTGATATCGCCTGCGCCGCTTTCTAAGTCGGAACGGAAAAGAGCCGGGGTGACTTCATCGTCAAACCAGCTCTCCTCGGCTATCGTTCCATTTAAAAACAGGGTTCTTGTTTCCGTCACCTTGTCCGGCTCGCCCGGGTCCGGTGCTTTGTTACGCACCCATTTCCAGAATTTATTCATTTCCTTCTCCTTCCAGATCTGATGTTGTTTTCAGTTTCTTCTTCTGATGGTTTGTCCGGCTCGTCCTGTCCGTCGGCTTTTTCGTACGCTGATCCCGCGTCGGCAAGCTTTACGACATTTCCGTTAAGGACGTGGAGGTTCCCGCCTTCCTCATCGGAAAGCAGGTCCATGTTCTCAAGCTCGCGGACATCGTTGATCGAGTAGATGCCGTTCTGGATGCCGGTGGCGTATCCGCTCATCCTGCTGCCGTAGTCGCCCCGGAGAAGACCGTCCACGTTGAAGCGGATGAAGTATTTTTCCTTCTCCTGCGGGAGGAGAAGCGACCTCTGCATGGACTGCTCCCATCGGACGAGCCACGGCTCCAGAGTGTATGTCACGAATTCGAGCGACTGCTCCTCTATGTTAGAAAAAGTAGCGTGTTCGAGATCCCCGATAAGGTGCGGAGGGATGCGAAAGATCCTCGCGATCTCATCGAGCTGGAACTTTCTGGTCTCCAGAAACTGCGCCTGTTCGGGCGAGATGGAGATCGGGGTATAAGTCATGCCCTCCTCTAAGATCGCCACCTTGTTGGCCTTGTGGCTTCCTCCGAAGCCCGCTTCCCAAGAGGAGCGGATCTTCTCCGGATCCTTTACCGTCCCGGGCATGGAAAGCACGCCGGACGGATTCGCGCCGTTCTTAAAGAAGGACGCGCCGTATTCTTCGGTTGCCATTGCCATGCCGATGGAGTTCTTCGCCATCGCAATAGGGGAGTAACCGACAAGGCCGTCAAAGCCAAGACCGGGAACATGCAGCACTTCCTCCGGGGAGAGCCGGACCGTTCCGGTTTTCATCGTGGGAGCATCCGAGGTATTCATCTGGTACTCATAGTAGATGTGGCCGTTCTCATCACGGTCCACACGCATCCGGTTTGCCATCAGAGGATACAGTCCTACGACTTCACCGCGTCCGTTCCTTATGATCTGTGCGTAAGCGTTGCCCCAGAGGAGCAGATGCGTCATCAAAGTCTCCCGGAAGATATACGATGTCATTTCCGGATTCGGCTCATCATGTAAAAGCCGGTAAAGCGGGTGCTTCACAGCTTTCACCTTGCTGCCTTCCTCGGTGTATTCATAGAGGTGAAGCGGCAGGCTTGCGATGGCCTCAGAGAGAACACGGACGCAGGCATAGACCGCTGAGATCTGCATGGCAGATCGTTCCGTTACGGTATTGCCGGAAGTCGTGCCGCCGAAGTAGTAGCGATAGCCGGACCCGTTCGTGGAGTTCTGCGGCTTATCTCTGGATTTAAATAGTTTTGAAAAGATGCTCATTCATACCTCCTGCGTGATCAGAGAAAGAGGATGCCGCGGTCGTCGTAGACGGATTCGCCGCTGTCGTTGCCGCATCGGATTGCCCGGTCGAGGCCCATGATCATAGCAACCGCGCCATCGATCTTCTCTGTCGACTTTTCCTTGTCAGCCTTGATGTTACCTGCCGGATCACGACGGATGAAGATGTTATCCATCATCCAGCGGAGCACCGGATGCCCGCCGTGGGCAATCCGTTTCTCAAGGACCAGATTCATGAGCTCCTTGGTAGGCGGAGACATATCTTTAAATCCCTGGCCGAAAGGAACAACGGTAAAGCCCATGCCCTCGAGGTTCTGTACCATCTGGACAGCTCCCCAGCGGTCAAAGGCGATCTCACGGATATTGAACCGGTTCCCGAGATTCTCGATGAACTTCTCGATAAATCCGTAATGAATGACATTGCCTTCGGTCGTTTCGAGATATCCTTCCTTCTCCCAGAGGTCGTAAGGAACGTGATCACGCCTCACACGAAGATCAACGTTGTCCTCCGGAATCCAGAAGTAGGGGAGAACCACATATTTATCTGTCTCATCCCTTGGCGGGAAGACGAGGACAAAGGCTGTGATATCCGTTGTGGACGAAAGGTCGAGACCGCCATAGCAGACACGGCCCTCCAGCTCATCCGGATCCACAGGAAAAGCACAGGCGTCCCATTTGTCCATCGGCATCCAGCGGACAGCCTGCTTTACCCACTGGTTAAGACGGAGCTGCCGGAAGGCATTCTCCTCGCCGGGGTTCTGTTTTGCAGAGTTGCAGGCGGCTTCCACCTTGTCGATGCCTACCGTGATGCCAAGCGAGGGATTCGCTTTCTTCCAGACTATCGGGTCTGTCCAGTCATCTGACTCATCAGCTCCGTAGATCACCGGGTAGAAGGTCGGGTCGATCTTCCTGCCCTCAATGATGTCGAGTGCCTTCTGATGGACTTCATAGCAGATGCTGTTCGTATCCGTTCCGGCAGTTGTGATGAGAAAGTACAGCGGCTGGGTTCTGGCGTCGCCGCTTCCCTTCGTCATGACATCATAGAGCTTCCTGTTCGGCTGGGTGTGAAGCTCGTCAAAGATCACGCCGCTGGTGTTGAATCCGTGCTTGTTGGCTACGTCTGCGGAGAGCACCTGGTACGTACTGTTGGTCGGAAGATAGATCAGTTTTTTCTGGGACTCTAAGATCTTCACTCGCTTATCGAGGGCAGGGCAGAGACGCACCATATCGACCGCCACATCGTAGACGATCTTGGCCTGGTTCCTATCGGCGGCGCAGCCGTAGACTTCGGCACGTTCCTCACCGTCGCCGCAGGTAAGAAGCAGTGCCACGGCAGCGGCAAGCTCGGATTTGCCCTGTTTCTTCGGGATCTCGATATAGGCGGTATTGAACTGCCGGTAACCGTTCGGTTTTAAGATACCGAAGATGTCCCGGATGATCTGCTCCTGCCAATCGATGAGTTCAAAAGGCTTTCTGTACCAGCTGCCCTTCGTATGCCGCAGGCTTTCGATAAAGAGCACGGCGTAGTCGGCGGCAAACTTGTCGTAGGAGGACGTCTCCGCCATGAAACGTGTCGGCTGATAGTTTTTCAGTTTTCGCATTGCCATAAGACTTCCTCCTTCCTGTATCAAAAAAGGACCGCCGGAGCGATCCATGCCATGTGGTTCATGTGTACGAGAGAAAGAGCCGTATGGCTCTTTCCCGGAATGTTTTCTTAGTTGAATTTCTTAAGAAGTACCGCGTAGGCAAGCTGGCTTGCTTCATCCTCCGGCTCGATTTCCCAGCCTCTCTCGTAGAGGAGGGTCTGCTTTCCGTCAATCCTGATCTCCATCTTGATGATCCTGCCGCCCTCGATTCCGTAGGTCTCGCTGTCCTCGCTGCAGGTTTTAACGCAGTATCTGCAGTTTTTTTCTCCATCGTCTGTAGGTATTAAAAGGCTTCCTTTGTTCCACATGGCTTTGTCCTCCGTTTCTTTGTGTGCCCTTTTCCTTTGGCATGTACATATATCACTCTGCAGGCGATACATAGCAAGGAGAACCACCAGATATATGTCACAAAGATCCGTGGAAAAAACTGTGTATATTGTACAAGGAAGAGGCCCCGCTAAAGGGGGCTTCCTCCTTTGACGTTTTTAGTTCAGGATCATCTTGAAGGCGTGACCCTTTTCGTAGCCATTTCCGAAGAAGTCCTTCCGAAGGTTGACCTCGACCATCTCGCCAATCGTGCATCCTGCTTCTTTAAAAAGCCATAAGGTTTCAATCGCGTCCGTTGCCCGGCATGAGTAGGTGAATGCCTTGATGCCGTTTTCCTTCATGCAGGCGGTGAGGGCTTCCACGTCCCTGTCCCAGATGATGTCGTCGAAGTCCAGAATCTCGTTTTCATTGTCCCTTGATTTCTCGTAGGCTCTCCAGATCTTCCAGGCGATGTCGCCCATCTCGTCGATCCTGTCCTCGGCTGCCTTCGCCGTATCCCTTGCGGTATCCCTCTCCTCGGCGGTGGTGGCTGCCTTGTAGGCTTTCTTTGCTTCTGCGATGCGGTTGTAGGTTTCTTCAAAAATGTTTGTCATGGCTTTGTCCTCCTTGCTTTGTGCTTGTTTTGTTTGCCTTTCCCTTTGGCATGTACATATATCACTCTGTGCCGGAACTATAGCAAGGAAAACAGACTCATAATATGCACAAATATGTGCCGGAATTACTGTGATTATCTGACATCGCCGTGGAGGATGAAGCGGACGTATTCATCGCGGTGATCCTCGAGGTAGAGGACCAGCTCGAAGTAGCCTCTCTCGTAGGCAAGGCGCTGAACCATCGGAAGATTGAACATGTTCGTAAGTCCCGTATCGCGGATCGAAAGGATCTGCTCCTTTACTTTCGGATCCATCATCTTGCCACCTTTCGTACGACATCTTCGCCGTAGATCACGTTGAGGCCGGAGCCGTTGTCCCAGTTCACCAGAAGGCTCCCCGTATCATCGACTCCGATGACGGTTCCGAGGGTTCCTGCAGGCGGCGCCTGAATATCATCCATCTGCACCAGTTCGATTCGTGTGCCCTGCGGGTAATTCTCCCGCAGAGCCTTGAGTGCTGTCTCGCTTATCATTCTCATGCCTTTGCCTCCTTTGCCGGAGCTCCGTTTCGGAAGGCTGCGCTTCCGGTCAGGTTCTGAAGCAGGATCTTTCTTGCTTCCTTGTACTCCGGTCCGATAAAGCCGAGGCGGAGAAGGAAGCAGCGGAAGGCGTATTTCTCATTGTCCGTTTCTACCGGCCTGCTGCTGGCGTGTTTCAGCTCTTT